TCGTGAACGACGGGGTCGGGTTCGCGACCGAACCGACAGAACCGAAACTCATCGCCTTCGCGGTGTAGGTGACCATCGCGTCAGCAGTGAACTTCGTGTCGATCTGAGCGAACTGGCAGCCTGTGTATTGACGGGTGCTGCCGGTTCCTTCAGCGTAGTAATCCGAAAGCGTGAACGTGACAGGCTGACCATTGCTTGCCTGGCTGTTCTGCAACGCGATCGAATGAGTGTACGGGGCAGCCGAACCGGTCACGGTCACGTCACCCAAGACACCGGCGTACAGGTATGGGGTCGTGTCGATGAACAAGTCACCAGCGATGTCGATCTCGCTGTAAATGTTTCCCTGAACCTCGTTGTAGAGCGCGGCCATAGATCCACGGATACCCAGATCATCCAGGTACTTCACGTTATCCAGGACACCAAGCGTGGTCCACGGGATGAAATCAGCCGGGGATGCGGCAGTAGGCGACGCGCCATTCGTGTAGCGGGTTTCCTTACCGATCCCCAAATAAGACCTACTGCGGGGCAGAGCCATTGTCGCCGCCTTCTGTTACGGGAGCCGCCGGTGCAGCTGCTTTGCTGGATGTGGTTTGCAGTACGAGTCCCGTGACGGTGGTGTCGTCAGGTAAATCTACCACGACGCCAGCATCCAATGTCAGTGCGAGAGTCGGGAACACCCGCGACTCGATACACAAGAAACTAGCCATGATCAAATCCTATCTAGACGGTGAGAACTTCAGAAACCTCAAATTGGATCGCGCCCCAAATCTCAGATGAACCGTCGTTCAACACTTTCGGTTCGCCGTAGATGCCGATGAGTTCACGTTCGCCGGCCTCGAAGATCACTGGGTAGTCGTTGAGCCATCGGTCGGATCGGAGGTGGTCTTTCGTGGCATCCACTACAGCGTCAAAGAACGCCATCGCGGTTTCCGCGTGGGTCTCGATCGAATGGCAATACACCTGCAACTCGACCGTGTAGTGCACCCATTTCTTGCCCGATGTCGCGCCACCGATCGCGATACGTTCCTCACGCGAACTCACGATCTGCACAATGCCGACAGCGCCGGACGCGGTACCGGTCGGCTGCCCGTAGCGGAAGTCCGTCCCTGGGATGCGTTTCGGCATCGCCGCACCTGAACGGTTTCAGAATGTCCCACGCAGCGTTCAAGTCATTTGCCGAGGAAGGGTTTGTTGTCTGCACTTGGTTCGGGGTCAGTGACGCCATGACAAGGGTCGCGTTACCGCGTGCTTTCAGGATCGCTGAAGTGATGTAGATCGCGGCTTGCTTCACCGCTGGCGGGAGAGCTGACACCGCCAGGCCCGTCGCGTGACTGTAGGCGGGATGCGCGGCGAGCGTCACATTGCCCGCCCCGGATGCGGGAACGAACGTCGACGCGACTGTACAGATTTCTGTACTTGACCCGTCAAAGATTTGAAACCTTTGCCCAGGCATGAACCCAGACAGATCCTGCACCGGCAGCGACGTCGCGGACGCACTCACACTAGCCGTCAACACCGTATTCGCGTAACCATTCACATACGTGAACGTCACGAACTGTTCCTGATTCGCTGAATAGGATCCCGAGAACTGAATCGGCCCGAGGAACGACGCCGAATAGCCCTGAATCGGGAACGTGATCGATTCTGGTTCAATCCACAGCTGCGACACATCCACCGATGACATGATCTGCGGGTACGGGCCGTAGGAGAGGCTCACGACCTCACTGACAGGCGAATACCTCGGATGCACGGTCAACATGCCCTGGCGGCTGATACGCGCCCGCATGGACTCCGTGTCCGTCGTAGCGGCGAGCACCTGACCACAATGCGAATCAATCCACGACGACGCCCTGGCGATCACGTTCGTCAACTCTTGATCGTTGATCGCCTGCGTGCCACCACCGACCAGGTCATCGACGTCAACAGCGGTCGGGGCTTGCTTGAACTCAGCGATCGTCAAATACGGGGTCGAGAACAATGACGACACCGTGGTGATCTGATTCGTCACAGTCGATTCCCTTCACCGCCGCAGCGGGAACAAGTCCTAAACCACATATGAAAACCGCATGCCTGGCACTCGAACCCGCCCTTCGCGGTCGCGCCACCCACACCAGCCTCCGTAAACCCAGCCGCCTTCAACGCCTTCACATCAGCCGCCGACTCAACGTGCACAGTCCCGTCCTTGCTCCACCCATACGTCTTTTTGCGACCAGTGCGAACGCCCTCAATCTCAACGGAGCGAACCTGATCCGACGGTGCAACAAGTCTCTTCATGTTTTTGTCCCTTCAGAGGGTCTGTGAGGGTCGGCCCGGGACAAGAACCGACCCCCACAGACAATCAGTTTGCCGTTGTTACGCGGCGGTGATACCGGTGATGGAACCTGACCAGGCCGGAGCCGCAGCGGTCAAAGTGCCGTACCAGTAGCTGCTGGACTCGTAGGCCAGCTGGGTCATGGGCCACTGGATGCCCATGTAGTCCTGAACGTTCACGACTTCCCAGCAGTTGCTGACCTGGCTGTCCGGGATGGGCAGCGTGTAGGACAGGATCGCAACGTTGCCCTGAGGCATCCACGGGTGAACGGTCATCGGCACAACCTTGCCGGTGATCTCGTTCTGGATCGCGGTGATGACGCTACCGATGACGGCGTTGCCAACCTCGTCCTGCTGGATGTTCAGGCGGTAGTTCGTGCTGCTGTTGTTCTTCAGCAACTCGGACAACTGCTTACGGTCTGCACCGTTGAACAGCATCTCGTCCGGATCGGCCTTCACGCTGTTGTACAGCGAGGAGAACGCGGTCTGGAACTCAGCACCCGGCGAAGTCGCGTTGAAGGTGCTGTTGATGTTCTTGGTGTACCCGGAGTTCGGTCCGGTTACCCAAGCCATGATGCCGTCGTACCCCTGCGCGTAGGCAGAAGTATCAGTGCTGACAGCGTGNGCCACNGTGGTTCCGCTGGTCGGCAGTGCGCCGGTCAGACGGAACGTGAGGCTACCGGTACGGCCTGCATAGAACAGGGCCGAATCGGCAGGTGCAGATGCGCCAGTTCCCACGTACACGCGGTAGCCAAGAGCACCGGTGATGTTCGCGGAAATGGTGACCACACCAACGGTGCCTGCGGATGCAGCGACCGACGCGATGGCTGAAGAAGCCGACTCNCCNAAATCACCAGCGTCAGCAGTGACCTTGATCCACAGGTTCGTGGTGTAGCCGGTGACTGCGGATTCGCCAGACGCCGGGGCGGCGGTAGCGATCGTGGCAGTCGGCACCGAGAGTGCACCCGACCAGTACGAGGTGTTGGAACCCCGCCCGAACAGCAGCATGCGCTCTTCGGCCAACATGGATGAGTACAGCAGGGACTGGGCAGACAACGCGCGGATGTCTTGGAAGCCCTGGCCTGCGAACTGTGCCGCGAACGACACCTCATCGCTCATGCTGAACTGGTAGTACGGGAAAATCTTGTCGTCACCCGCGTAGCTGATCTTTGCGCCACGGTTGAGGTACAAGGCGTTGCTGGAACCGTTCACCGCGAAATTGGTTTGGGTCGTTTCCGCGATACCGGGATGGAACACGGACACGCCGCCAGTGCCCGAACCGGTGATGCCGGTGATGCGCTTGATGCGACGAGCAGTGCCCTGGCCCTTGACGCGTGCCAACTTGTTACGCAGCGGGGTTGGGCGAGGAGCGAGGTACTTCGCTGGGGCCTCCAGGTCGAACGGCACCAGGCCAGTCGACACGGGGGAACCGGTGGTGAAGCCATCGCCGACAACAATGTCCTTGACGATCTCGCGACCGGCCTGAACCTGCTGCTGGATTGATGCGAGCGCGTCGGCACCAATGGCCTTAGCGAGCATCGGGTTGCTGATGGCCTTCTCAGCCTCAGCGAGTGCAACGGCGGGGGACTGGCCCACACCGGGGATGGACATTTCTGCTGCGGGAACAAACTCGCCACGCGCGGCAGCAGTGATCGACTTGTTGAGGGCTTCCTGGAAGCCTTCAGTCTTCGCTGCGAGGTCACGCGGGTCGCTCGTCCCGAACAGCGTCTCCGGGGAGATGTTCATTTGGGATTCCTTATGGTTGAGGTGGGGTTTACTTTTCTGCGTCGGCAGCCAGCAACAAATAACCCTCAATCAGTTTCGGATCGTTTGCGGCTGAAGCCTTAGCGCGGTACTCGGCAGCCTTCGCTGCCTTTGCATCAACCACGTTCGGGGCTGATGCTGCCTTGACGGCGGTGCGGACAGGACCGCGTGAAGCAGACTTTTCGACCTTCGCAACACGCTCTTCGAGCGACTTCACGCTCTTAGCTGTTGCCTCCACCGAACCGTTGCCTGCAAGTTGTGTCAAAAGTGCCTCGATACGGGCGAGAACTTCGCCGATCGTGCTGGACATTTCTGAATCCTCAGAGTCGCTGGACTCTTCGGAAGATTCTTCGCCGAGTGATTCTTCATTATCGGATCCTTCGGAAGTTTCGGCAGCCATACCGGCAACACCAGCGACACCGTTCGGTCGGCTGGATTCCTCACCTGGCTGCTGTGATGATTCCTCGCCGGGCTTCTGTGATGACTCTTCCATCAGTGTGACGGGGTTGATCGCATCCTTGGCGACGGATGACTCCTCCGATGATTCTTCGCTGGATTCTTCCGACGATTCCTCGCCGCTAGTTTCCTCGCTAGATTCCTCAGACGATTCCTCTGGCGAAACTTCAGAAGATTCCTCCGCGCCCTTCGCGACACAGTCCTTGCACATCTTGCTGTGCAGCTCGTCGGCAGGAACAGCCTTGCCGCACTTTGAACACCGCTCCATGACGGCACCTTTCTCAATGAGGGTTTCGGTCTGCTGCACAATGCCGCCGACACTCTTAGCCAACTCCAACATGCAACTCGGGTTCGCTGGGCGATCCACGAGGGAAACTTCCACGATCTCCCCATCAACAATGCGTCCACCTGGGGCAGCCTTATCGGTCACGACACGCGGGTCACGGATCCCGATAGAGAACCCCTTCAACACACCGAGTTCGACCTTGTTCACCGATGACGGATCAACCACACGGGCGGTCACGACATGCCGGCCACCGTCGGACTCCAGTTTCATCGCGACACCCGCAGCGATATTCGAATGCTGCTCACGAATGTTGCCGAACTTGAACCATGCAGGCATTGCCCGATCAAGCCAGGTCGGGTCGCAGATCTGCTGGTCGATGTCCAGCGTGTCATCGGTCGCGATACCGGTGACGATCAGGGTGCCGTCGGCTTGCTTCTCTTGCTTGATGATCCGCGCNAATACGCTCGTGTCAACAGCCATCGTNATGCTCCCGTCACAATCCAGTGAACAGCGACAGTGCCGGCAGCAACGCCCCACAACTGGTCGCCAAAGTTCATCGAGAATGACTGCTCGCCGAACGACTTCGCAATGTAATGCCCCCAGTTCGAGGTCGTCACGTTCGCGTCACCGCCCAGGTACAGCGGGTTCGTTCCGTCAGCGTTCGTGATCAACACCGGCGACGAAGTGTATTTCTGGTGCGTGTAAATCAACGTCGCGCTCGTACCGACGTTCACCTGACCGTATTGAACAGCCACTATTCCTCCAAGAACCATGAGTTGACTACATCGGCACCGAGTAGCCAAAGAGCCGCAAGCCTGTGGTGCCCGTCCACGATGATTTGCGTACCGTTCGTATCGTACACGTTCGGCAGAGCACGCTTCCCTGGCTCAACGTTGCCCTGCGACTGGATGTATTCCTCGACTTGCGATTTCGACAACAGTTTCTGGGAGGCGAACAGGTTCGCGATCGCGACGGCCTTGATTTCCGAACCTGCCCACACGTCCGGGTCGAGTTTCGGTCGCGGCTTGATCGGCCACGGAACCTCGATATGTTCCTCGTCCACCATCGGAATGTCATCAAGTTCCCGCAACGCTTGGGCGACTGCTTCCCGAGCGACCTTCACCAGATCCGCGTCGACCGCTTTCTCACTTGATGGAATCACGGCCTGAAGAACGCACAGGCAGTTCGGGTGCCCGGGCGGCCCGTCAACATCCCCGAAACCGTCATCAATATTGACTGGCCCCATGTCGGCGTACCCGGCGCAAATATCGCAACCACCATCAGCTGCCGTCACCCAAACAACCTGCTCGATACCGGCATCGTTATAGGTGTCGAGTGTGGTTTGCGTCATCGCGCTCGCGGTCTCAGTCCGAGCGACCATGTCAGCCCAAGTGTCGACACCACCGACACGCTGCTGAACCGCCGACTCCGGTGCCCCGACCGGGTACTGGTCCAGGTGCTGCCTGATTTGCTTCGCGACGGAATCCATCGACAAACCCTGCCGAACCCCATTGCCGAGGATCCTGCCCAGATCACGGTAGCGGGTCTTCTCAATGCCCTTGATGATCACACTACGGTTGTCGAGCAGCTTCTGGAGTCCTGGGAGTTTCTTCGTCCCGATCAGTTTCCTCGCCGAAATCGCATCGCCTGGTTTCCAGTTACCCCAATCCAAACTGGCACGAATACCCTTCGACATGACGTCGTGGATATCGGCTGTTGCAGAAACCCACGCGACCCACGCCGCTTCCGTATACATGTCGGCGAACACCTGGCTGGTCGCTTCCCCAAAGATTTTCAGGTTCCGTGACTCCAGCCACGCTTCCGGGTCCAGTGGGTTGTCGCGAATGAACGCGGCGACGAGTTTCTGGCTATTGACGGGTCCAAGTGAATCCAGGATTCGCTGCGCGTAAATCTTGTGCAGTTCTGTCGCTTCCTTCGCCCCCGGGTACGACGGGGGCACTATCTCGCCCCCGGCGATCACCGGCTTTCACCAAATCCACGGCCTTCCCACTGATCCGCGAATACACGGACTCAGCCCAAGACTTACCCGCGTCACCACCCCATGCATCCCAAGCGACACGGCCCGGAGACGGGAAACCATCCTCACCCGAGTTGAAACCCTCAGCGTCCTTGTCGACCTCGTGCCGGGCGAAATAACTCACCATGCGACCGATCGTGTCGGCGCTGACTGCTGCGCCACGAGCGAGATCCGATGCACGCTTCCTGCCCGTGTCAGTGAACCCGTCACCGGCGTGACCGTCAGCCATCCAGGCTAGNGCGCGTTTCGCGGCGGCCTGNACCCCATCCGGTGGCGTAAACGAATCAGCGGCAGCCGACTTCAAATGCTCAGGTAANTCNTCCTGGGTCTCGTCGTGGGTCTTGTGCCATGCGGCGCGGATCTCGGCCTTCACCTGCTCCAGATCCTCGGCAGGGATCTGCACCCGATTCCCACGGAACCCACCAGAGCTAAACGCAGCAGCAGCGCGACCGGTCTGTACCGCTGTCGGCCCCGACGTTGGCGTCTCCCACAACCGCAACTTCCACGTTGACGGCTTCGACGGATCCGGGACATACGCGTAGGCCTCGACTGGGAACTTCATCCCATCCTCGGTCTTCGTTGGCTTATCAGCCTTGAACACGTTCGCGAGTTCCCGCGCAGCAGCTGGGTCATGCTTCGCGAGCACATTCAGGGACTTGCCCTTATCGGAGTCGAGGAACTCGAATACGAACTCGCGCTTACGAGTGCCCTTCGTCCATTTCGCGAACGCAGCCAACTCGATTGATGCGAGGCTCACCGACTTATCCGGTTCGGTCATGTCGCCCTGCTGGCCCTGCTCACCCTCAACCTGCGGTTTCATCGACCCGCTCACGGGTTGAACGTCCTCAGATTCACCGGTCGCATCCTGGCCCGAAACGAGTTCCTCCACGTCAGCTAACGGGACCATCGTGTTCAGGATCAGTGGCATGTCTGCTTCAGGGAAGGACAGCAGCGGTAGGCCCAACCCGTCACGGGTTTCGTTGAGGGTTGTCACGCCGCCCTTGTATTTGTCGACCGCGTTCGTGGTCTGCTGCGTGTCGTCCTCGCTGGATCCCTGAGACAACTGGAACGTGAGATCCTTCGGCATCCCGAGGAACCGGTACGAGAGTTGAT